CACTAGTTGTATCGGTTTCTCTAAAAACTGCATATCTAATAAACCCGGCTCTTACTACCGCCGTACTAAAAGATAAACCCGTTAAGGTTGTGCTAGCTGCCGGATTATGGGAAGCATTTAAAGTGAAAAACTGTTTAGAAACATCGCCAGTACTAATAAGACCACTTAAAGCGTCTTCAACTAGCTGGGCGAATTGTATGACCGTCTCAGCCCACACAGGAGACGTGCCGGTATTTGGAAATGGGATGGGTGTGCCGTTTATTACAATGATAGGCATAAATAGAAAATATCCTTAAGAAAAAGGTTCTCCTATTAGTTGTTAAATTTCATTTTATAAAGGGAAAAATAGATAAGCTATTGAATTTATTAAGATGGTCTGGAATGCGGGAGTTGCGCCCGCACTTCCCTGTCTCCAAAACAGGGCGATTACTAACAATCTCTATTCCAGAAGTGTATTATATCATTAGTTTATTTTAATGTCAATATGACAAGTCTGGCTTGTTATATAAGCTTTAAAGTAAACTAGTCTTATACTGCCAATAAAATCCTTTGTATTTCGTTCTTTCCCCCTTACATACCCGACGGACAGCTTTAGGTTCAAATTCCGTATTTCTTAAAGCTAGAGACGATTCAAAATACATTCTTTTTCCTTCATTATTCCAACCTTCAATAGGAATTAAAAAATCTCTTTTAAACCCCCCAATTATTTTTTCGGCTAATAATACGTAACTACTTAAATCTGAATCCTTTTTATAAAACCAAACATACTCCTGACCTATTTTAGCTCTTTGTTTTAATGATTCTGTAATACAACTTCCAGAAAAGCCTTGTCTAATTGCATTATTTATTGATATATACTCTTTTATATGACCATCATATATATTAATAGCTACAATAGGAATTTGTCTGGATTCTGCTACGGTTTTTTGAATTTGCATTCTTTTAGCTCTTATAATCGGATTAGCCCATTGTTCTTTCATTATTTTGGAAACTAATGGACGATTATAAAAAGATGGAATCATATTATATCCGGTTTTAAAATTTAATGAGTTATAAATCGTGATAAAATCATTTTCTATAATCTCTAAATTATCAATATTCCTCGTGCAAAATAATATTTCAAATTTAAAATTTTCTTTACCATGTTTTCTTAATGCTTGGTGAATTGAATATTGAGAATTGTTACTAAAAGCCGCGCATTTATGTTCAGACCATCTTCTACTTGGTAATTTAGTAGTAGAACCAATATAAACCTTATTATTAAGAATATTTGTAATTAGATAAATATAACCAATCATATAAAACTATAACATTCCTTCCTGGAGCAATAAGAGAAAAAGAAAAGGAAGAACGAATTCTTCCTAATCTTAAACTCTTAACTATTAAGTCGTTGAGTTAACGATATTCGAAATCAACACATTTCTGCCAGGGGCAGTGCAGAACAACGCTTGATCCGTATAAAGTCTAAATTCATACGCAGCAGCATCATTTAGTTGACGTAGGATTTGATCTCCAGGCATTCCAGGGATGTTAAACGAAACATCTCGGGAACCCACGCGACACCAGTTCTCTTCCGAGATTAGGTAAGCATAGCCCTCTTTCACGTAGATAGAAGGAAGAACTTCGATATCGCCATTTTGAGAATGGAATAGGAGCTTTTCAGAACCGTTTTCCATTTTCTGTTTGGAATAGCTTCCGTCATATTTACGAAGAGCCGCTTGATCGCTCATCATGTTCGCCCAGCCCTTTAGAGAGACTAGAGCAAGCATTTTGCCGTGGTGGCCTTTTTCAATCGCACGGGTAACAGCAAGACTTAGCTTATTAAAGCTTAGCGCCGCACCAGAGGCAGAAAAGGTATTTCCGCGCCATAATTCGAACTGATCAACAGAGATGTTGAATAGTGAACCAGTCGCTTGGGAAATCACTCGGTGGATACCAGCAAACTCGTTACCAAACGCGCCACGACGCCAAATAACGTCAGTAGCAACAACTCCCGCAGCCGCGGCTGAGGAATCAAGCGTTAGAATACGAGTATCTAGGTCAACAGATTGGATAATGAAGTTACCCCGCGAAATCGCGCCAGTAGCATCACGAATCTCAATCGGCATACCTTTTGAACCTGACCAGATTCCAGGCGCCCACTCAGATAGTGTAATCGTTACGGCAGAACCAGCAACGGCCGAAACCGTTCCATAGCCCATTTGACCGTAAAGCATTTCGATCTCAAGAATTTTCGTGAAAGAACGAAGGGCGTTCTCAACGACATACTTGCTCGCGCTTCCGAAAGACGCTTTGTCAGAACCAGAACGAGATAGAGCATTGTACCCGATTTGGGAACGTAGCACTTTCGCATTACCCTTAACTTGCGCATCACGCATAGGTGAAGAAACCGCAGGTAATAGGTTAAACGCATCCTCATCTGGACCGGCATAAGTAATACCGTGTTCTAGACCAAGAGCCACAGGTTGATGGTAAAGATTACCAAGCATTTTCTCTTTTCCAAGGAAATCGATCATATTTAATAGATGAACGTCTTCCGGATAGAGAACCTTAATTTTATCAGCATAAAGTTCTTTGAAGAACCCATTTAGTGTTCCAAAACTTGCGGCTGGATCACCAAAAGTATTAACAGCAGACATTTATAACTCCTTAATAATTAGTCGGCGACCACGTATTCGATTTCAAGCGAACCGTTGAAGGTATTCGCACCAGTAAAATCGACCGCACAATCCACAACTAACATAATTGATTTTCCGCCAGCAGAACCCGTAGTAATACCAGTAGCACTACCTAGAAAGGAAGGCGCCACTTCGGCATTGGTTCGGCTATAAGCACACGCTTTTACGACTTTTTCGAGTTGTTCGTTGACCTTTAAAAGAACTCGGAAAACGCCAGTAGCGTCAGCGGGGGCTGTAGTATAAGTAGCAGTCTCGCCAGAAGCAAGAGCGCCGGTAATTTGATCTACACCGCCAGTTTGTAAAAACATACGGGCAGGCTCGTCATTACGCGGAACAACACTCGCGGCAACGGCATTTCCAACAATTGTTAGAGGAATGCTTACCTTTTGAACTTTGAGTTGTCTGCGTTGGATGACTTCATCATTAGCAACATATGAAGGCATATATTTACTCCTATATTAAAATTTTATTGTTTATTTGTTACAAGGCTTGCTATTAGATATGCATACTCAGTATTACTGGTTATATGCAGTCGGCTAGGAATGCCAAAACTTTTTACAATAATAGTTGTTAAAATTCTATATTTATAGAAAATTATATTTTCTTAAAATAATCTCTAAAGCTAATCTTTGGATTTGATTCATCTTTTTGTACTTTTTTACCACCAGCATCCACAACAGTTTTATTAAGTGGAACAGGCGGGGCATCTTTGGATTTAGCTTTGGCTAGGTTTCTTTTACGAAGCTTATCTAACCCCTCTTTGCCTAAAAGTTCATCAATAAAGTCTTCTGGAGAATTCTTAATCCATTCTTTATAGGTGGATTTTAAGTCCTCTACTACAAACGGAGCAATATCTTCTGCTGTAACTTCAACGCCTTTGGTCAAAGCGCGTTCAAAATAGTTCACAAATGAATTAACAATTCTAGGACTTTGTGGAAGATTGAACTTTGTAATAGCACTCATAATAGAAGTGTCGTACTTTTGTACTTCAGCTTCAACCATACGTTGAAATTCGCGCGCTTCAATATCCTTTTTTTCTCTCTCGCGCTCTTCTTTAATTTGTTTTAATTCAAGCTCTAGCTTCTCTTTTTCTAATTGTTCTGGAGACTTGTTAGAACGAGAAATTTCCTCTTCAACGATCATCGCCGCTAATTGCTTCTCATCAACACCCAAATCTTTCATTAATTCGCGGATTTTGCCGGGATTTCCTTTAGCTTGTTGAAGATATTCACCAACTTGATCTAGCTTCTTCTTAAGATCAGAAGCTTCAGAGGCACGTTTTTGTCCCATTTTCGCTAGTTGTAGTTGTTTAGTTAAATAATCTAGCGTACTTTTATCGTTTTCATCGACTTCAAAAGGTAGTTCTTCTTCGAACTCTTTCGAATCGACCTTAATCTTTAATTTTTTAAGTTTTTTGGCAAGTTTAGCTTCTTCCTTCTTTTCTTCTTTAGAAAGTTCGGCCTTGACATCGGGGTCGGCGGCAGTTTGTTCTTGACTTTGTTCTAAGTTTTCAGTAGAATTGTCGGTAGCTTCGGAGGTTTGCGCTTGTTCCGCTGCGGCTGGAGCATCGACGAGGGTATTTACATTTTCTGACATATTTTCCTTTCAAAACGCCCATTTAGGGTAGTTAAAGTATAGTTTCGTCCTTTCGAATAGAAACGGTTTAAAATTAGTTGTTAAAAATCTTATTTATTCTTTACGTTGTAAGTGGCTGTAAAATTACCAGTTCCAGCGGCGGCTAAATATTCCGCCCTTAAAAAAGATGGACCTATATCATCGGCGGTGCTAAATAAAAATGAACCAGATGCGCCGGTTACAGGAATAATTCCTAATTCTCGCCAGTGTACTCCATCTATACTATCTTCTAGATGAATTCCGCCCACTAATGCGACACCGTTTTCCCAAAAATATTCAACAGCCAAAGAATAAATATTGTCGGCACTAAAAGTGCCAATGGAAAAACTTACCGACATATCTTCCGAATCAGAGAAAATAAGTTTGTGTGTGTGTATTGGACCTCTAGGATTCATCTTAACCAATTTAATTGAAAAAAGGATAGTTTATACCATTTAGTTCCAGTCCACATATAAAATACAATATTATCACCTACACGTCTAACATCGTATAATTCATTATTCATTGTGGGTAAATCATTCACCGTTTCCACTGAATCCTTTAATTTGTGGTTATTATGTTGAACTAGCATACTATATAATTTTTGTATTATACCAAACCGTTAAATTACTATCAGCCGTCACTGGCCGCCACTCAACTCTAAAATATGAGTAACCTACTGCGGCGCCCGGATCATACATAATTGAACCAGAATTACTAGCAATTGTAGTAACGGACAAATCTGTATAAACTTCTCCAGAAACTGAGCCAGAAACTACTAAATCTCCCGCTACCGCAGTCCCATCTTCCCAAATAAGATGAACTGCCCAACAATTAACATCATCAACTAATACTGGCCCAGAAATAATTGGAGCAGACATTGATTCTGCATCAAGTAGCTGTTGTTTTGAATTATGAATAGGTATGCTTAAATCTCCCATTTTTTCCTTTTAATTAATATGGTTCTAAAAATTTGTTAATATCTTTAACAGTTATAAAAATCCCCCAATCATTTTGGGTTCCAGCAAATATAACCCCAACTACTTTTCCCCAAAAATTTACAACAGGGGAACCTGAAGAACCTGGTAAAATTAAAACGGTACTTAAATTGGC